AAGGTCTGCCACCTTTTCAGTTAATGTTGTGCTTGCTGCTGCTAGTGCCGTTACAGTATTTTGAGAAACAGTTGCAATAGGTGCAATAACTGTATTTGTATTTGCTGTATTTGTTGCAACAATAGCTGTAACTGCTGAGTTTAATGTAGCAATCTGTGCATTTGCTGTATCAATTGCTGCCAAGACTGTCGCATTGTCTGGATCAGGGGTGGGAGTAAATGCAGCGCCTTGACTAATTGTTCCAGTAAATCCCGTAGTAGTGCTTGTATTACTAATATTTGTTACGGGACCATTAGTAGTCTCTCTTACATTAAACCTAGCACCATTTGGTATTGGTCCAGTTACGCTTACATCTGCTTGCCATGCTCCATCTGCTGGATTAACATCGGCATTAAATCTAACTTGAGTCATTTGTGTTTCTGCTGTTTGCAAAGGATAAACTCTAAGATCCCAAGCAACGCTAAGGGTGTTTGTAGTTGTTGAATATGTAATTCCAGATCCATTACTCCAGGTGGTCCAGTCATACCCTGCTATAGAAATCGAAGGCGCATTTGGAGTAGAATAATAGTTTGCACCTTCATTTACACCAAAGGTAATAGTGGCATTGGACCCGACGTAAACATTATTGTATGTGACTCCGCCCATCTGTAAATTAAATGGAAGGTTCATTCGAACACCAGCGTCATCTACATTAGATAAAACGTTTGTGGTAGTGCCAATGGTTGCCGCTAGAGCATTGACTGCATCTTGAGCGTTATTAATTGCTACGTTTGCTTGAGTTAATTGTGTTTGAGCCTCTGTCCGTGCAGGTGTTACTGCTGCCACTGCCGTAGTTGCTGTAGCAACTGTTGTGGTGGCCGTATCTATTGCTGTTTGTGCTGATTGAACTAAAACTGTGGCTGTTTCTGATTGGGCAACTTCTGTTGCAATTGCTGTGGCTACTTGTGCAACTGTGGTTGGGGTCTCTGTCATTAATGGAGTTGCTGTTGCTATCACAGTGGCTACTGCAGAATCTACAGTAGTAACGGCTTGCGTTATTACTGCTTGTGCCGCTACAACCTCTGGTGTTTGGGTTGTGGCTGTTACTGGTATTGCGGCTACAGCCTGTGTAACTGCTGTTACCGTTGAAGTAATTGTTTGAACAACTGTTGTTGCAGTTTCTACTGCTGAAGATACATTTGATACTTCTGCTACCGCCGTAGTTGCTGCCGCTACCGCCGTAGTTGCTGCCGCTACGGCAGCGTTAGACGCTGTTACTGATTCAACTGCAGTAGCTATGGTTACTGTTGCTGTATCTGATGCTGCAGCAGCTTGTGCAACTTCTGTAGTTGCTGTTGCAATTGCTGTATTGACCGCTTGTTGTGCTGGGCTTACAACAACTTGCTCTGAGGGAGCTGGTGGCTCATTAGCATTAGCAAAATTAGGACTAAAAAGGAAAAGCCAGCCGATTATAAAAAGGCTGGTTAAAAAATACTTAATCTTTCTAGTCAACTAGGTATCTCCTAAGTAATGCAATATTTTTGCTTACTTAGTAATTATACCACTTAACTATTTAGGATTATCTGTTTTATAAAAGCCATTACCTTTAAACTGTATGCCAAATGGAGTGAAGTGTCTTGTCATTACCGACTCACATTCAACACATGTGTAGCCTGGATCTTCATCCACAATTGATCTATGTGTTGACATTGTTGGGTGTGCATCATCATATGAGCACTTGTATTCGTATACTGGCATTACCTATCCTTTAATTATAATGAGCAGTTTGAGGACATGCTCAGGTCCATCCTGCGGGTAACGGCCCGCTATCTGCGACTCCCCAGTGACGGGGTGCAGATTTCTATTATACCTTACTTGATTTTAATTGTTTTAGGCTTCTTTTCTTCTGGAACAATGCGATCCACATTAATATGTAGAAGGCCATCCTTTAGCTCTGCACCAGACACTTCCATGTATTCACCTAGAGCAAAAGATCTGACAAACTTTCTGCCAGCAATACCCTTGTGAACAACTTCTGCATCTGTAACCTCTACAATTTCACCCTTAATAATAAGTGTTCCATTGTCTACCGATACACTGATATCTTCCTTGGTAAATCCTGCAATAGCAAGAGATAACCTATATGTATCTTCATCTAATTTGAGAAGATCATATGGAGGATATGACTGAGAGTTGATTTTGTGTGCAGTATTTAGACGGGCTAGGTCCCTGTTGAAGCCAATAAAAAAAGGATCATTGAATAGATCCATTGCGAATTGTGTTACCATTATATTCCCCTTTCAAGCGAATAAATTAATATATGGACCCTCTAATGAGCGATCCATATATTATTATAGCAAAAGATTTATATCTTGTCTATTTCTTCTTAGCCCTCAGCTTTGCAAGTGCTTCAAAGTCCTTTACCTTAGTGTCCCCTAGGTATCCCCAGGCATATCCATCGGCAATCATTTGTTCATTAACTGATACTTTAGATCCATCTAGGAATAGCCATCCAAGGATACGCCCGTATTTTTCTGATGAGTCCATTTTTTCTGTTTTAATAACAACAGTCTTAGATGCATCAATTGCTTTCTTTAAATACTCTTTAGATTCAAGGCCAAGCGCTTTTTCCATTTTGTCTGTGGTACGGCTTTCAGGAGTATCTATTCCCGCCAACCTAACTCGTGAGCTAAATGAGATATCAAATCCAAGATCAATATCTACATCGATGGTATCTCCGTCTACAACCTTTGTAACCTTTTTAACGTAGTACTCAAACATTACTTAGCCTTCTTAGTTGGCGCTTTCTTAGCCACCTTCTTGACTGGTGCCTTTTTAGCTGTCTTTTTTGCAGGAGCCTTCTTGGCTACCTTCTTTGCTGGTGCTAAAATCTCATCTATGTTTACAGAATAGACATCTTCTTTAACTCCAAAAAAATCCTTAAGCTTTTTTAAAACGTTCATCTTGTTCTCCTTATTTTTTGTACTGCTTATGATTAGTATAGCACTTTTTTATTTGAGCGGATGATGAGAATCGAACTCACCCCTTCTGCTTGGAAGGCAGAGGCACTACCAATATGCAACATCCGCATTGTGCCCTCGGCAGGAATCGAACCTGCGACGCAGACCTTAGAAGAGTCTCGCTCTATCCCCTGAGCTACGAAGGCCTAGCTCAATCATTTGGAATATCGGTATCCATATCCATTTGAATTAAACCAAATTCTTTTGCCATCTTTTTTCCTTCATCTGACATTTCAATTACTGCTTCAAGATCGTCATTATAAGTAACACTAATTAATCCTTTATTATATAGTTCAACTAAAGATTCATCAACGTGCTCTTGATGAGCCCTCCATAACTCTGGGGCAAGGACTTTTGCTTTGTCTGTTATATTAAATATAAATTCGCCGTCTGAGTCCATACCCGCCAACTCTATTGCACCTATTGAAATATAATATTCCATTCTGTCTTCGCTGTGCATATTTACCTTTCGTGCAACAAGTAGGACTTGAACCTACGATTACCGAATTATGAGTTCGGGGCTTTAACCAACTAAGCTATTGTTGCTTAGAAGTCTATTATAACGTGCCGTCTTCATTTTTGTCAATAGTTGCTTCAACTATTTGCTGTACGTATTCAGAAAAATGTTTTCTAATATTTCCCATTGGTCTGTGACCAGCGAGTTTCCATATTCTTTTATACTCAATTACATTAGAGAATGTAGTTGGGCAAAGAACTATTCCATTATATTCTTTTAATACAGTAGGTAGTGGAACATGTTTTCCACAACACTTGCATTCTTTTGCTTTTTCTTGATACGTGCTCATAGTATTTGCATCCTGTCCATTGCGTCTCGTAAATTTTCTGGCATTCTTGGTGCCCTTATAAGATTATAAGAACTAGTTTCTCCGTCATTTTCTGTTCCAAAATCATTGTCGTAGCTCATAGATTCATATGTATGTATATTTACTTCTTGATTTGTATCAAACTTACTTCTACTTATTGAGTTATAAATTGATCCACAAACTGCATCCGCCAAGTCTTTTGAGCCTTTTCTTGGGTGGTCTACCCTATCTCGCATAATTCTTAATTGCAATAGCTCATCAATTAGCAAAGGAATATGCGGACCAATTACTCTTTCTTCAGCAACAACCATTGCCATATCGTCATAATGCTTTTTAGCGACAGATAGAATTTCTGTATTGATGCCGTATTGTTTTAGTTGTTGCATCATATCATGTGAATTCCATCTGTCAAAGGTACATACACGAATTTTAAATCCTCGTGTTTTTAATGAAAGAATATAATCTTTAACTTCAGTAAAGTCTACAGACTTATCTTTTGTTGGGGTCCAAAATCTAACAGCGTCTATTTCTACAATTGGAGCTGGCTGTGAATAAGTATCTGTTACTTTTACATTTACCCATTTGTTAACATGTGCCATTGCAACGGCACAGTGGTCATGCTTTTGAGCAAGGTCAACGTGTATAAAATATTCCTTATCTGGATCTGGCAAGAACCAATCTTCTAGTCTGCCAAAGTTATCTACCGCAAGGTGCGCTTTATTAAATGCCTTCTCGATCTTCTCTTTTGATTTAAAGAATGCATCTACAGCATCTGGTGGCATGCAGGCAAAGCGTGACAGGGCATCAAGAGGGTTAGTAAAGAATGCAACCTTAAAATCATTAATGCTTCTAACTGGGTTTACTTCCCAAGTAGGCCTTTTTAAAGCATAAACTTTTGGTATTTTATATGAGATTATGTGATCTTCTTCCCATTGAATCTCAAACTCATTACCAACAGTACCGTCTGGTAGGTCCTCGTCCATCTTAAATTCATGATCACGAATAACGGTTTCAACTTCTGCAACAACGGCATTATACCTTTGCTGTATGTAATCGTTTTTGTATCTTGGAAAAGACAAAAGTATTACCTTGCCAAAGTCTGGAAAACGGGAGTCCACTGATGCACGGTACATATCATATATACCTGCACCTGTTTTTGCCTGATCGTGACCTGTTGTATTTTCAATTGCAAAGCCTGAAATCTCATCAAGGATAACTACTATAACGTTATATCCTTCCCAGGCTTCACGTTCTGAGTGACCTGAGTGTACTGTAATAGCCTTATCAAATTTAACTTCTGAAGCTTTGTCGTTATACTTTCCAGCAAACCAAGGCGACTTATCAATGCGTGTCTTAAATCCTTTAAAGAAAACGTTGCTTGCCTGCTGAGCGTTGATAGCAATATTGATAATATCAATGCTATCTCCTGGAGGCTTTCCGTAATATGTAGCTGGATCCTTTAGACATAATAGCAAATAAACTATATATGCAACCGCAATTGTTGAGCAGTAATCTTTTCCAGAACCTTTTCCGAGCTGAGCAACCACTTCATTAGCAGTCTGCTTAAATCTTATTTTTCCTTCTTCTTCTCCAAATAGCTTGATGAGTGTTGACTCTTTGTAGATTTGCGAACTTTTTTCGATAAGCGTGTACTGATAGTCGGAAAGCTCTGGAAGCCCAAGGTATTCTGGACTTCTAACAAACGTTTTAAGATCGACTGGTTTTTCATCGAACTCCTCTCCATCGAGCATGTCGATAAGATCAGCAAAATCAAACGACATCGGCTTCCTCTACTGGAACTGATTCAATTACTCCAGTGATTTGTGACAATCGTTTTGCAACTTCCATCTTACACTTAGGACATGTTGCCGTAGCTTCTTTTAATATCTTAACAAGAATATCCTGTTTACGTTCCGTCTCTGCAATCTGAGATGCAATTTCATTATTCTCAAGGACTCCGATTGACTGAAGCATAGCTATTCTTTTTGTCTCTATGTCAGCAATAAGCTTTAAGGCTCCCGATTTAACTGCCAGCTGTCCTGACTGATCTGCGTCTTCTACTGTCTTCCACGCCTCTTTAATAAGCATTGCATAATGTTGATCGGCACCCGATATGGCCTCTTTAGCACGATCCCTGATGTTGCTATCGTTGTGTACTACATCCTTCCAGTCATCGATAAGCTCAAGAACTTCTTTGCGTTGGATTCCAGTAGTAGTGGCGATCTGTGTGGGGGTGCTTCCTTTAAGGAGTTCTTCCACCACCCTATTCATTCTGTCAAAATGCTGTGACAATTCTATTTCGCTCATTACTATATTATACTTTCAGTCGACTAAAATGTCAATTAGAATTAGCCTTTGCAATCTTATATAATACTAAATAGCCAATCAAATCATCAATATCATTGTCTCCAGCAAAGCCTTGGTTGTTCTTTACTCTGTTTAACTTATCATCAATACGGACCTTTAATTGTTCTGTTGAGTCCGCCGTTGAAAATATTCTTGCAGGTTCTAAAGCCGAGTTGCCATATGATATATTCTTTTCAATTAACATGTGTGCAATTTCATGGCATGCTCCCCAGATCTTATTGCCTGCTGGAGCACCTACTGATCTTAAATACAAATCATTACAATGAAACTGAGATACATCTTCATATACTGGTTTTAACACACTATCTCCTAATCAGTTCAAATCGTAGGTCATTATTTTCTCTACCTACAAATGTCACCTGAAATAACGGAACGTTATCCCAGTAGTACCTTCCAAACAATTCATACAATTCTTTTTCAGGATCAAAATAGTCAAATGTTTCATGGTGAAAAACTTTCTTATGCGTTGGATCACGATAAGATAATTCGTTGTCCCATGCTGGAAGCCTTAAAGTAAGTTTTCCGCCGACCTTAAGTATCCTATGACATTCAGACAGCCAATCTGCAATTTCTGTATTTAGATGCTCAAACACATCAATTGCATATACTTCATCCCACTCCTCGTTTTTACAGGGCCAAGGAATAACTTCTAAGTCCCATGCCACATCTATCCATTCGGAATGCTTTATTCTATCATGATGCACGGCACCTTGTAAAGGGACTGAGCCAGACCCAAGTTCTAGTATATTCATCGCTTTTTAATTAATCCAAACTGATCTAGGTATCTCTGAATAGTCATAGCAGAGACTTTACACTCTTCGGCAATTTCCGTTATAGTTTTCTTTTGGATTATATATCTTCTGTGTAACCAATCTTTACTTTGATATAGCTTCATCGTTCTGTCAACACCTTATTAGCATAATGTGCAATCCCAAAACTATCTGCGACGTCAAAATCTAACACGTTTAAATTATACTTCTTGTTAAAGTAGTCAGCAGTCCTCTGCTTTCTCATATTTCTTAATTTGTTTTGATACCACGAGTCTGCATAACCTGGGTTTTGTGTTCTTATGATCTGCTTTTCTTCTTTAGTAGGGTTCTTATTTCCTATATATGCCTGCCAAGATGAGGGGGCTATTGTTATTACCTTTGCCCCAGTAGACATTAACTCCGCTATGACCACTCCATAAACATATGATAGTTTAATTACAGCATCTGCAGACTTAACAAATACTGCACCTTCAACAACAATATAATCTGACTTTAATTCTTCAAGCATAGAATGCATTTTGTTTTTTGCATCATGGATCTTGTCATATATATCTTCGCCTATTAAGTTAACCTTGCCCCACTTTAATGGAATATCATTTTCCATTAAGCAGAAAGCAATAGAGTTAGTAGAGGCGTCTATGCCTAAAACCCTATTTGCCTGAGTCTTCTTTAGACTAGCTAATGTCATCTATCATCCTAAACAATTTGCTTTTATTTTCAAGGTTAATATTCTTTTCGCATATAGCGCAGAAATCTCCCTTGTTGTATCTACTTAGTTGCTGCTTACATTTAGCGCATGGTCGCTCTGCACCATTTCTAATTGCTTTACGCTCATAATACTTTTCCATAATTCTTCGGTTAGTAGCAATTCTACAACATTCATCGGCGCAATATTTTTGATTATGAGTTTTTGGATCAAAATCTTTTTTGCAGGTTGAGTTAGCACAGATCATAGACTAGGCACCGAGAACAAATCAATTTCAACTGTGCCTACAGGACCATTCTTTGCATAGCATTCCTTCTTAACTGGGCAGTAAGTACAAGGCATCTTTGATTTAGTTGCACCTTCTGGTCTCTTTGGAAGATCTCCATCCTTAAAGTTATCCCAGACTTCGCACAGCCAGGCAAAGGTATGCTCAATAATCTTTGTATTCTTTTCATTCATAGAGATTGGAATAACTAGTATTTCTTGTGTATTCTTATTCTCATATAGGAAGAAACCTTCCTTGGCATTTTTTAGCTTCATATAAGTAAGAAGCTGTAGCATATGGTTATCTGTAGGCTTCATCTCTGACTGTCTGGTATCCCAAACTTCTTGCTTAGCCGTTTTAATTTCACCTATTACTGTCTCGCCATCGTACTCCATAATAAGATCTATGAAGCCTCTGATTGGTGGATACTCATTAACAATCTCTTCTTCTTCCGCTCTCCACTGTGGCATAGTAGAAATAAGCTTTTGCAATCTCTCATGGGCTTGAGTTCCCTGTGCCATGTTGGCAACCGCAACTGCATCGTTATCATCAATAAAAACTGCTCCAGAGAATGCCATGTACCAATATCTAGGGCACTTGCCGTGGCCGTAGCCCAAAGAGCTTGGACTAAATGATTTCTTAGTCATCTCTCCATCTGCACGTTTAGTATTTCGATATGACTCATCAAGCAGTTGAGCAAATAATTCTGGATCAAAGAACTTCCCAGTATGCTTTTTAAACTTAAGGTTCTTTACAATTTCTCTAGCCATTTATGAATTATACCTAACGACATACTTAAGTGCATCTACAAGTTTGTCTATGGACTCCTTTACTGAATAATATATGTTCTTCTTGTTATTATTTACTGTTCCAGCTTTGTCCTTAGCAATTGTAGAATATACAGATGCAAGCACTGCAAATTTTGTAGACATAGCCTGAAGCTCCATAATTAAATGAGGTGCCTTTGCAGAAGGCACATCAGGATTCATGAGAAGCTTTACAACAATAGCCAAGGCTTTGTCTAGGTGTTCGTCCTTCATAAACTCGTGAAGGTCGTTAAACTCTGTTATGTCACTAATAAGTTCTAGCGTGTTCTTATCACTCATGGTTCTCCTCATAAAACTCGATCAACTCTTCAAGAACTGACCACTCAATAATGCCTAGTCTAACCTTAGACTCTGCCCCTATAATAATCTTTAATGCTGGATGCATATCTCTATTCACCTTAAAGGTATCTGTACAAATCTTTGCCCAGTTATCTTTATTTAAATTGAATGATGTTCCTGCCTCTTTATAATCAACAAGGAATTGCTTCCATTGAGCATCACCTTTTTGATAATCTCCTCTTCCGCTATTCTTTTGAGCCTTGGCCCCATCACGTTTTACTTCTGATCTTTCTGACATTATCCAACCACATATGAATTCTTATGTCCGTCTGGGCACTCCCAAGATATGGTCATAGTAGATGCATCCCAAAAATACTCTGTAGAATCCTTTTCACACTTGCTGCAAGGTTTTGTTCCGCCTATTTTCTCAAGCTCTGGAGAAAAGATGCGCTCTGGTTTACCAAGAAACTCATTAATGTTTGGCATTTATCTCGCCTATTAATTTGTCTACAACATCTTGATTTTCCTTTAAATATGCTACAGCCTTTGCACGTCCTTGAAAACGTTCTCCATTTACCGTATACCATGCTCCACCCTTTTCTACTATGCCGCACATTTCTGCAACATCTAAAGTTTCTCCAACGCTATCTACACCAAGAACGTTCCCTTGATAGTAGAAGTCGTATTGTCCCGATAGATTTGGGGGGCCGAGCTTGTTGTAATCAATAATCCAGTTAACTGGCCTTCCAACTCTTTGTTCAATGATCTTGTCGCCAACTTTAATGCCAGCCTTAATAGCATTCGCTTCAGCTTCAGACGACCAGAGTTTAATGACTGTGGAAGAGAAGAACTTGACTGCCATGCCACCCGTGGGGATGTGACTAGCATGCATAGATCCAAACTGATTTCGTTGTTGTGAGATGAGAACAAGTAGTGTGTTTTTGTTTGCATAGTTTAACATTTTGACTGCGTGGGTCATATCCTTTGCTTCAGCGCCGATTTGCTTTGTATCTTGCAAATCCTTCATTTCATTTCCATCTTTTTCAAAATAAATAGCAGGTAGCAATGCCGATATAGAATCTACTACAATAAGATCAACGCCTGCATCCATTAGCTTAGTAGCAACATCAACCATATCATTAACAGTTTTTGCTGGAGAGTAAATAAGGGAAGATGAATCTACTCCTAGTTGCTCGGCCCATGACTGATCGTAAGAAGCCTCTGCATCAATCCAAGCACACGTCCTACCTTCTTTTTGTGCAAGAGCAATCATCTGTAAGCAGAAAGAAGATTTACCAGCAGACTTATTGCCCCATACAAGGACCTGTCTACCGTATCCTAATCCGCCACGCAATGCAAAATTTAATCCAATGCTGGGTGTTAGTTGTTTTTCAACCTGAACATCCTGCGCTGATTGAACTCTTGCCCTTGTCTTTGGATCCAGTTTTGCCAATATGTTATCAATATCTACGCTCATTTATACTCTCTCTTTTTTATAGTATAGCATTAAAATAAATTGCCGTGAAGCCTTGGTCGTTCTTTATTTATATTAATTTTCTTTTCTAGAATTTCATCTAGGCTATGAATTAAATCTCCTGAATTTCTCATTGCTGCATAAATGTCTAGCAGTCTGATAATTACATCTGCCATTTCCTCAACAACTTCTTCCGAGCTTTTGTTTTTTCTAATTGCTTCAAGAACTTCTGTTACCTCAGAATGGACTAGGGCTAGCTTATTGCCGACCTTGTCGTGGTTAATTGTTCCATCCCAAAATCCTTTTTCAATTGCAGTCTCATGAAGAACTGCTGAAAGAGCATCTAGTCCATATTCTGTCACTATGCTATTCGAAGTCATTAATTAATTCTTCCTTATTGGTATGTTCTGGAACATTTAATTTAAATATAAACGCTGGCCCATTCTCATCGTAATCTACAATAAGCTCTTTATCTTTATTTTCTGCGCCAACCAAAGTCTTGGTCTCAACTCTTACCTGGCCCAGTGTTTCTAAAATTGCAACCAGGACCTTGCTGGCTGTTAGTTGAGCTTGTACCTGATTAATATCAGGCTTTATTTCTTCTGTCATTTTATTTCCTTTACCATTAAAGTTCCATCGTCCAAAGTAGACAGAACAACCTTACATTTCATTCCTTCTCGCATTTTAGCAAGGGACATCTTATACATTGTGGGGAAAGCAATTACTCTAGTCAATTCTTTTTGTGAGTTTGAAAGAATTATGTGACTCATTGTTTTTCCAGCTTTAGTTACATACGGAGTAAAGTCTACTACAACATACTCATCTTCCTCAAGATCATATTGCTTCTTGTATAAATAATCTACAAATGAATTAGATCCAGTTGGATCAATATCGCTTACCTTTACATAACGAGCAATTCTGTTATCTCCGACAAGAATAAAATACATCTGTCCAGTCTCGATTTGAGTTTGCTCTGTATGGAATAGGCCAATAGATCCTGTTTCATCTACCAACTCAATACGTGCCCAGCCATTCCCACGCTTGATTGACTTGACCATACCAAACATAACAAAGGATCCTAAATCTTCAAACTCTTCAATAGGTCTTGCTTGAGATTTGATACGTGGCGGAATGCCTTCTAGGTTAAATGTAGGTATACCTAGGTATTCGTAATAACTATCTTTTTCATTTCCGCTTCTAGGGTTGTCTGGGAATGCCGCTCCACCAATTGCATTTAAAGCAGAGATAGCACGGCTATTGATTCCGCTACCTTTTTTAGAAGCCTTGTCAATAAACTCTGAGTAAGAAGCAAATGGTCTTTGATCAATAATTTTGTTTGCAATACTATCTGAAATAAACTTTACTTCTCCGAGACCAAATCTAATCGAGTCTTCCTTTAAAGAAAAGAATACATCAGACTCGTTGATATGTGGAAGCTTAATACTTAACTTTAATCTCTTAGCCTCAATCAGATACTCTGTTCTTTTGTCCTTGTCATTTTCGTTTTTAAGAATCGAAAACATGAACTCAAGTGGATAATAAAACTTAAGCCAAGCAGTATAATAACTAAGCATAGAGTAAGCAACAGCATGGGAGCGGTTAAAAGAATAACCAGCATGCGCTTCAAAAGTATGCCAGAGCGTTTCGGCTTGCTTCTTAGAAATGTGTTTTGAAGCCCCAGCAATAAACCTATCTTTGAATTGGTCGAACTCTTTTGCATCTTTCTTC